TGCAGAGGAGTTTGTGAAGGCACAAGGAGAACCTGTTTATCATGGAGGAAGTAAAGTATTGTCACCAGAAGATTTTAGAGATGCCATAAAGAGTTCTTATGCAGATGAACGAGGTGCCTTATTTACTTCTTCTGATAAACAAGTTTCTGAAATGTTCGGGAAACAATCAACAGAATTATATCCAAAATTAAAAAATCCTCTTATTATAGATGCGAAAAAGAATAACTATTATGAAATACCAATACCTAAAGAATTAAGAAAGGATTTTCATTCAAGTATGAAAACCACCGATACTGATTCTTTGGTTGAAATTGCACAAGAAAGAGGACATGATGGGGTTATCATAAAAAATGTAATAGAGGGAGCAGGAGAATATGACCCAGCAGATGCAAGAAATGTAATTATTGGGCTTAAAAAGGATTCTTTTATAACCAAATCCCAACTAACAGACATCTGGAATAAAGCTAATTTAACTAAACAAGCCGACACTATCGCAGATCAAACTAGACAAGCTGAAATACCAGGTTCTAGACCAATGATAGAACCAGGAATGAGAGATAGAACATTTCTTAAAAGATTAGAAGAATCTCCAGAGATAAGTAGTGATTTGAAAACTAAATTAGAAACATTACCCCAACAATATGAGCAAGAAAGTAGAACACAAGCCGAACAGATAGCCCAAAAATTAGTGAAAGAAGATCTTGAGGGAGCTATTAAAAAATTTGATTCTCCAAATATTCTTGGTCAAGAAAGAATAGTAACTGGCTATGCACTTTTAGATGAATTACAAAAAGCTGGTCGTAATAATGAAGCTCGTAGAATAGCAGATGAAATAACTTCTGATTTAACTGAGGCTGGTCGAACAGTTGAAGCCGCTAAAGTTTTAACTCGTTTAGATGGCCCAACATTCCAACTTCAAATTCAAAAAATCTTTGACGAAATGAATAAGAGAAAATTAGTGTTTGGTGAAAAACCAAAAATGACCGATGAATTAATTACAAAAATTACTAAAACTATGGATCTAGTTAAAGCAACAGATGACGAAGATGAAAAATTAAGGCTAGTTAAAAAATTATTAGACGAAGATATTGCTCCAGAAATTCCCCCCTCTTTTTCAGAATTATTAGATTCTTTTAGACACAACAATATGTTGTCTAGTCCAAAGTCTTGGTCAAAAAATATTTACGGCAATTTATTTCAATCTCTAATATCTAAACCAATAACAATGGCTTTACAAGCCCCACTTGATTTTGGTGCAAGTTTATTATTTGGAAAAGAAAGACAATATTATCTAAAAGATGTACCAAAATATTATAAAAATTTATTTAATGCTACGCCTAATGCAATGAGTGCTTTTGCTCATACAATGAAAGATCCAACCTTTTTAGATATGGAAAATGGCTTTTTATCAACTGCTAGTCTTAAAAGATATCTACAAGCTAAAAGAGTGCCAGGTGCTTTAACAATCGGCTCAAGACCAATGGAAGCTCTTGATAAAATGATTTCAGTACCAATGGCTGCTAGTGAAAAAGCTAGACTAATTGATTTAGGAATGGATGAAAAAGAAGCGGAAAAAAAAGCCAAAGAACTTGCGGAAAGATGGCTATTTAGAGCACCACTTGACCCAAATAACAAATCAAATCAGGGATACATATTATCTTTGATAGACAAAGGTGCAGTAACAACTAGAACAATAACTCAAAAATTCAAACCATTGAGTTGGCTAGCTCCATATATTAATACTCCTACTCAGTTAGTTAAACAACTTATTGAATTTAGTCCAGGTGGATTCGCAACTATACCTGGTGCATCAGCAGAAAGAGCAACCGAGCAACTAGCTAAATCCATTGCTGGATCACTAGCGATGTATTTTGGTTTTCAGGCCGTAATTGATGGTCAAACTACTTGGGCAGTTCCAACGAGTGAAGAAGCAAGAACTTTATTTTATGATGCTGGAATGAAACCCTATTCAATTAAAATTGGAGATAAATGGATACCGTTTTCATATCTTGGTGCATTTGGATTAGCTTTGGCTATTCCTGCTGCTCATAAATATTATAACGAACAAAATCCAAAATCTTTAACCGATACAGAATTTGAAAAGATACAAAAAATGCTTGCTGATTCTGCTGGTTATTTAGCAAGTCAAACATCAATGCCAAACTTACTAGAGTCAATGCAAATTGTGATGGGACAGAGTAAAAGAAAATGGTCAGATGTTGTTGGTTTTGCAAGCACACAAATAATTCCATTTAGTGGAATGCTTCGCTATATTTCTCAAATCTTTGATCCAATTTATAGACAGTCTGAAAGTATTCGTGAGAATATGTTAAAAGCTACTCCTTTTAAAACTAAATTAGATCCTTATTTGACTTCTGAGGGCGAGCCATCAACAAGAACTATATGGGATTTCTTACCATACGGTATTGGAGTAGACAAACCAGAGTTTTCTCAACGACTTAATGAGTTACAAAGGATTCAACAAATTAAAGAAGTGCCAGCTTGGTATAAAAGAGAGTTAAATAAAATTCAAGAATCAATCAGGGATATTTACCGCAATGTAGAAATGACGGATGAGGAAAGAGAAAAGAGATTAGAGAAAGAATTTGAAAAAATAGATAAATTGCAAGAAAGATATGAAACAATAATTCCTAAAATGCAAAATGTTATTCAACAACCAAGAATGCAAGAACCAACTAGTCCAAGTAGAGAACCACAACCACCCCCTGCACGACTTGAGCCAACTACTCAACCAAAACCAAGAATGGGGAGTGGACTTGTTATTTAAAATTGACAGACACTAGATATATGATATTCTGTTATTAGTATAAATTTGTAAGTCTGAGAAAGGCAGACATAAAACCTTAAATAAAAAAATATGGCCGACACATCATCAAAACCTGAAACAAGCCTACCAGAAGATGAACTCCAAACGGACAATTCAACTGATGGCGGTAGTGAAGATAATGAAGGACTGTCAATTAAAGAAACCAACGAAGGTTTATCTGAAAAAGAGAAAAAAGGCTTCCAGCGTTTAATTGCTCAAAAAGATCAAAAGTTACAAACTCTTGAAGAGCAACTGAAAGAATATAACTCTAAATTGAGTGAATTCCAACAGCGTGAACGACAAAAGAAGCTAGAAAAGATGGACGAAGTTACTAAGTGGAAAACATTAGCAGAAGAGAATGCTGAAAAAGCAGCTAAAATGGAACTGAAAAGTTTTGTTTCAACCGAACTGTCTAAAAAAAACTTAGTGAACCATCCTATCGCAGATCTCATTCTTGAAACACCTTGGGCTATTCCCACCGTCAGACGAAAATTATCGACTGAACCAACTTGGGATGAAACCATTAATGCAGTCAAGTCAGAGTTACCTTCCTATTTGGAATCTTTAAGTACGCCAGACAAAACTAAGGAAACGACTGAGATGGAAACTGAAAGTGAAGAAGAAGAACCCGAGGGTATGGAAGCAGAGAGATCTGCCACAAAAACCCAAAAACGAGTTTGGACTCGATCTCAGGTTAAAGAATACTTAGAGTCTGCTAAAGATAGACAAGAATTCACTAAAAGGCAAGCAATAATTCAGCAAGCCCTAACCGAAAACAGAATCCGTTAAAGTCGTAACTAACCGTTATGGCAGAAGGAAACATCACAATCACTACGGCTGCAAACTTTATCCCAGAAATTTGGTCGAGTGAGTGTAGGATCGAAACTGAGGCGAATTTAACGATGGCCGATTTGGTCAATCGCAGTTATGAGGGCGAGATTAAAGAGTATGGTGACACTGTTCACATTACTGATATCTCTAACTTGAGTGCGAGAGAAAAATTGCCTTCGACCGATGTTAGCTTTGAAACTATCACCGAAGGTAAAGTTGATCTTGTGATTAATAAACACAAGTACGCAGCTTTCAAACTCGAAGACATTGTTAAAATTCAGTCTAAAGTTGATTTAAGATCTAAATACACTAAAAAAGTGGGATACGCATTAGCCAAAGAGATAGACACTGATTTACTGGCTTTGTACTCTGGTTTAAGTCAATCAGCAGGTTCAGCAGGAACTGATATCGCTGATAGTACAATTTTGACAGCCATTCAGTATCTTGACGAAGCTGATGCCCCAGCAGGTGATCGTTCTCTAGTTATCGCCCCAAGCCAAGCAAGTGCTTTACTTGGAATCGATAAGTTCGTGAGAGCTGACGCTGTTGGATATCTAGCAAAGATGTCGCCTGTTGTTACTGGAATGTTAGAAGGCGGTAGTTTTCAACCACAGAATGTCAAAGGTTACTTTGGCCAAATCTATGGTGTAGGAATCTACATGTCTAGTAATGTACCGACAACTGGCTCATCTCCTGTATCTACTCATAACCTTTTGTTCCATAAAGACGCATTTATAGCGGCTATTCAGAATGGTATTCGTATCCAATCTGATTACAATATCCGCTCCCTCGCAACTGAAGTAGTTGCTGATGTCTTATATGGAGTCAAAGAGTTAAGAGATGCTTTTGCAGTGAGAATTTTGACTTAAAAATGAAGTTTTAGCACACTTTACTACTCAGTGCTAAGGGTATGGGGGGATTCCCTAAATATCCCCCCAAAGTAAAAAATATTAAGGAAATAAAATGGCAGCAACAATTTTGATCAAGGGTTGCGTTGGCACAGGCGCAGGAACGGAAACGACAATTACCTCAATAATGTTTCGTGCTAATGATTCTGTTGCAACAGATAAAAGCAACCCAATAGTTATTACTTCTGGTGAAACCGCTTATTCGTATGAAAAGTGGATTAGGTGGTACTGTTCAGTCGCTCCAGATACTCAATGCACTAATTTTAAGTTTTGGGGAGCAAGTAGTCCCCCAGCAACTGGAATTACAGTTTATGCTGGTACAACCGCTACTGGGGCAACTCCAGCAGTTACTCAATCAACAGTAGCAACAACCAGACAAGACACTAACTATACTTCTTTGGCGACTGGTTTATCGATTGGTGGAACACTCACGGCAACTGGAGAAGAAACTAATTATTTAGTTTTACAACTTCGTGTAGCTGATACAGCCAGTCAAGGCGATATGCCTCAACAGACATATAA